GTACGCCATTGAGCTTGATACCATCATCATGCCGACCCCGCTGGTATCGACGGAAACCGACCAGATTCAAGAACCATACACCAATCCAGTGAAGTTCTATGCGGCTTACCTTGCCAAGTACTACGAGCAGAGCTTTGGTGAGGCTGAAATCTACAAGCAGGAATACATCAAGCAGGCTCAGTCTGTCTTGGCGACCTCGTTTACCCGCCGTATCCCTAATCCGTATACCTTAGCGTTCTGATTATGGCATCAGCAGAGCAAAAGAAAGCGTATCAAGTCATCAAGCAGTTCAAGGGGCTGAATACTAAGGCCAACCGAACTGCGATTGATGAAGATGAGTTTTCTTGGCTCGAAAATGCCATGCCAATTGGGGCTTCTAACCTCAAAGTTACCCCGACTTACTCGCAAATCGGCTCGTTTACGTTCACTAGCACGGTTGTGGGGCTGTTTGGCTCTAGCATCAACCAGAAAGACTACCTGATCGCCTTTGAGTCTGACGGATCGGCTGAATACGTTGACCTTGGCAGTAATACCAAAGGTACGCTTGCCGCTGCTGGCACCTTTTCAACCGGCACCACGACTCAGTTTCAGGTCTGCGACTGGAAAAACAAATACCTGTGTATTGTTGACCCCGTGAAGGGCTATTTCACATGGGACGGTACCAATCTCGTATTCGTAGGCTCAATAGGACGCATTGGCATCACGAATCCGGGGTCAGGCTATACGGTGGCACCAATCATTACGATTGGCGCTCCTAGCCAAACTGGGGGCGTTCAGGCGACGGCTATCTGTTCAATCACCCAAACGGCAGGGCAGGTCACGGGCTTTACGATCAGTTCAGGCGGTTCTGGATATACAGGCGTTCCTGTAGTGCAAATAGGTGCGGCACCTTATCCCGGAACACAAGCCACGGCTGTTGCGACCATTTCAAGCGGTGCCATTGTTGCTGTTAGCATTGTCAACCCCGGATCTGGTTATACATCAGTTCCAAGCGTGTCATTTACTGGTGGTGGCGGGTCTGGCGCAAACATTGCCGCCATCATTGATACCGGCTCTGTGACTGCGATTGCGGTGACTAATGCGGGGTCTGGCTATACCAGCCCGCCGTCAGTGACGTTCTCCGGCGGTGGTGGCGGGGTCAATGCAGCGGCTACGGCTGAATTACTCACGTTTGCAACCGGCACCCTGACGGTTACGGTTACTTCTGGTGGGTCTGGATATACCAATGCAGCTAACACCGTTGTTAGCATTAGCGGTGACAGCCCGACGACTCCTGCTACCGGCACGGCTATTATTTCCGGCGGTCAGGTGACGCAGGTCATTATGACCAATCACGGGGCTGGCTATACCAATGCGTCTAACGTCACGGTCGGCATTTCGGGTGGTGGTGCCAACGTAAACGCAACTGCAACAGCGGTAGTGTCAACCGACCAAAATACGGGCGTTGCGAGCTTCTCAGGTCGCGTCTGGATTGCGGCAGGCCGGAATGTGTACTACACGGCTCCCTCGTCTGTGAGCGATTTTACGAGCCTTTCAGCCGGTGGCGTGTCACTTTCAGACTCGACCCTGCACGGCAACATTACGCAGATCATTTCTGCTAACAATTTCCTGTATCTGTTCGGGGACGACAGCATCAACGTGATTTCGGATGTGCGCGTCACCACGGCAGGCACGACCATATTCACGAATACCAATATCAGCGCATCGGTGGGGTCAAAGCGACCCTATTCGATATTTCCGTACTTCAGGTCGCTGCTGTTCATGAACGACTACGGCGTGTATGCGTTGGTCGGCTCGACAACGACCAAAGTGAGCGATTCCCTAGACGGGATTTTCCCGTTTATTGACTTTACTGCCCCGATTACGGGCGGTCAGGTGCTGATAAACAACATTTTATGTGCGGCCTTCAACTTCAAATATACCGGCACAGGTGGCGGTGGAGCGTCCAGTAGATACTTGCAGGCCGTCTTTTTTGACAAAAAATGGTTCCTAGCCAGCCAGAAATTCACCTCCGCGGACATGACGTTGATTACGTCATCGCCGGTAGGCGGCAAATCGAATCTTTACGGCTACGAAAGTGGCAAAAAGCTGTACAAACTGTTTTCGGATACTACGTCCAATGTCGCCAGCTACGTCCAGACTGCGCTGCTGCCGATGGGCGACCCGATTCGCACCAAGCAAGCACTGAAATTCGGCATTGAAGCGTCCGAAAATGCCGGATTTCCGCTATACGTCACTGTAGATTCCGAAAGTACGTCCAGCAACACGGTTACGCTTCAGGCTGAAACGCCGGTAGCGTGGTATGCTGATTTTGCTGCAAAATCATGGCAAAACAGCTCTGCGCAGACCGCTGTCTGGGAAACTTCGCCGGGATTGGTGGCTACGCTTGTTGCAAAAGCGACGGCTTATACCGATCCGTATATAGCGGTAGTTGGGTTTGGTACTGACGATTTTTATTATGGAACATTTGGCTCTTTATCTTCAGTTGGGCTAAAAAATTGCACAGTTGTGGGATTTTATGAGCAAATAAGCGGAGCTGCGTCTGTTTGGCTAAATGTTTATTGCCCTGACGGAATAGACCCCACAAGCACTTTTATTGATTCGGTAACATCAAACAGCGTTACATTAAACGCCGCTGATGCCACTTACTATTGGGCATCAGCGTTTGGCACGAACATAGCGACTTGGAATTGGTCTGGAAATCCATTCGGCTTTGCCGATTCTTCTTCATACGACACAACCATTTCCCTGACGGAATATGCAAATATTCCCGTTCAGGTACTGCCGTGGATTTCGCCAATCCCTCAATCTTCAACGAATACGATTCCGTGGCTGAACAACAGCAATGCCGTGATTAACTGGGATGGAAAATACGGATTGACCTATTTCCTGTACAAGTCCGATGCCCAGATGTGGGGTAAATACATCGGATTGACTGCGCAGGCTAATTCTGCCGCATTGGTTTACAATACATTTGAATTTGAGCATGAGCTGAGAACGAGGTTCTAATGTCGGTTCCATACACATTTGCATCTGCAACACAGGCACTTCCGTTATCAGAACTGGATGCGAACTTTACATACGTGACAAATTTGATTGCTACCGATAGCGTCAATTACGTTTATGTTTCGGCTTTTGCAACAGGCGGTAGCGGCACCACAGCAGACCCGTGGACTGGCTGGGATACGGCTATCACTTGGGCATCTGCAAGTCATAATCAATACAATTTTTGCGATGGATATTTTGCATATTCAACTACCATCACTATTCCGCAAGGTGTAAATTGGTTTGGATTTGTTACCTCCGCTGGTACGGTTATTCAATATAACGGCACTGGGCTGGCGATGGATATAGGGGGGACGGGTAATTCTGTAGGGAATCAAGGATTCAACATCAACATTGCCACGTTTAGCGGAAACGCATCTGCTACTGGCGGCGTACGTTGCAGGCAGCTAACTCGATCTGAAGTTACAATTAACTTTCTCAATTTCCCAAGCACTGCGGTTTGCATGTATGAAGGATCATCCGTCCTCGTTACATACAAGCTAAAGGGGTCTGGTGGCGCGTCGTTACTGCAAACAGTTGGTATTCAAGTTCCGACGCTGTGGCAAAACTCGTCTGGAAACATCTACTTTTTGCAGGCCGAAAGTACTTCAGATTGGGGGGTTGTTGTAAATGGGTCGCAAAACAGCATTTTTTATGTGCTGACGGCTGAAAATTGCAAGGGCGGCTTACTTTTGGCTCCATCAAACGACGGTAACCAAGTTGTAAACATGAATGCTTTTTACCTTCAGGACTTTGAATCTAATAACCTGTCCTCTGCCGCCGGGTATTATGATCTATACGTTAAAGATTCAACTCCAAACGCAAGAACTGCTCTTCAAAATAGCTTTTTTGGTGGGTACTTAACCAGCGCGGTTGGCAGCAAAATACAAGGTAATTACAACACTTTTTACGGCACCGCTTTCGGTACAGTGTACGAAAACGGGCAGCAAAACAGCTACATAAACGGGTACGCATCTGCTGCTTTTAATGATTCTGGAATAGGCACCACTCAATTCCAGTTTTTAAATTTAGGCGCTGGCGCAATTCAATACAAATTGCCATACATGAACAAGAACGGCGCTGGTGCGCCTACCGCAGTCGTTCCTTCCTATATAGGTCAGGTATATATAAATTATAGTTTAAATGACATTTATATTGCTTGGGGGACAAGCGCCGGAAACTGGACAAAGGTTAACTAAATGACCGTATCACTTTCACTTTTCACTGACTCCGTTTGCGTTGCTTGGAGGCCGTTCTAATGTCACCTACTAATCCCCTCTCAGGTAACTTCTAATGGCCGGTTCACATTACCCAATCGGCGTTATTGATGTCCAGTGAGTATAACCATGTCAATCAACACATTTAACGACAAGACTTCGCCGCTTCAGTTATCGCAACTGGACGAGAACTTTGCTACGCCGATAACGATTGGTACAACGCAGGTTGCGCTTGGCGGGACTGTAGCCGACCTTGCTGGTGTGACGATCAACGGTGTGCCTATGAAGGTATCAAGCACTTCAATGATTGTCGGTGGCTCGACAGTG